CTAATTAGAGGATGATCGCCTGAGTAGCGGCGGTCTTCGGGAACGTGCCCGAGCCTTCGTACAAGACAGCTACAGCGCTAACAGCAACGTTAGCAGTCGCAGCCACGCCGACAGCAATCTGGTAGGGCTTGGCAGGATTGACGGGAATGTCAATCGCGTAGATTTTCTCCTTGCCGGCCTCGGCCACTTTGGTCAATGCGGCGCCGGTTACATCGGTCGCGTTGGATCCATCGGACGCGGCGCTTTCGGTCACTTTGTAGTCCAGCTTTCCGCCGGTCGCGATCTCACCCACGGCGATAATGTGACAGACGCGGTCGAAACCGGCGCAGTCAATTACAACCTCATTCAATGCCGAAGACGAAACTACCGGCACGATCGAGGGAACAATCTTGCAGTATCCTAATAGGCTCATTTTATTTATCCCCTTTCAGGATTATGATCCGCCCTGGGTCAAATACTTGAACGCCAAAGTCTGAAGTACAGCACCACCAAAGCGCTGTTTCACGAAGATGCCAACCTGCCCAGAAGCCTGGTACAGATAGGGGTTGCGGCTGACAATCAAGCCCTGTCGTTCAGCGAATGCGTACATGCTGAAGTCGCCAACCAGTACGGATTTCTTAGTGTCCGCAATGGTTTCCATGTCAGGTGAAATCAGAGCGGGAACGCCCATGAAATCGTTGCCGTTAGGAGTTTGAACAAACATAAACGGATTGCCAGTCAAGCCTTGCAGATACCACTTGGTTGAGCCACGCATCAATAGCCGGGTGTTCGCGTTGTGATACGGCGTGGCAAGCGTGCCCATAGTAGATACCAATTCAGCAGCGGTGATAGCAACCTTAGCGGCAGTTGTAATACCAGAAGCGGTCGCGCCAGTCAGCACGCCTTGCGGCATACCAGTGCCAGTACCAACGGTCAGGTAGTAGTTTTCAGCAGCCGCAGAAACGCGGGCGATAACAGAAGCCAGGTAAGCCTCCAAGCCAACAGCATCGCCGTCCATCAATTCTTCCGAGATTTGTAGCATCTTGGTGAATTTGTGGATGGTCAAAGCCACTTGCCCGAACACGGGCTCTTCTTCGCTGTATGCAGCCTCTTCAGCGGTCACAACCATCTTGGTTCCAGCAGTAGCTTCAGTCGGGATCAAAATGCGGTCGCGGTTAGTGGTGAGATGCAATACAGGTGCTTGACGTACCCATGAGGCGTCTTCACGCTGCTCAACAATACGTTCGTAGAAATCATCAGGCACGGCGTAACCGCCCTCATTTGGTGTCTGTCCTTGCCAGTCACCTTTTGCGCCCAGAGGCAGGTCATTGCCCTTGAAACCGCTCGGGTTGTCGCCTTGCGCCCAAGCCATCATAGCTTTGGCAAATGAGGGCGATTCCTTTGCCGCTTTGACGGTTGGAACGCCCTTGACCTCGCCGGGAGCTGCCTTCAGCTCTTCCAGCAAGGATTTCTTCATGGACTCAAGTTCTGCCTTGATGTCCACTTTTGGCTCTTCAGCCTTTACTTCTTCGACGATTTTCTCTTCGTCCATTTTTTCCTCCAAAATAGGTTGATTAGGTTTGATTGTTTCTTGCGATTCAACCTGCTCTTCAACCGCATCCACCGCTGATTTTTCAGCCTCTGGGATCGCCTCCGTGATTAGCTCGGCTTTCGCTTCGATAACGGCAAACTCATTCGCCGGTTTTCGCCATTCATTCGTGTCAAATAATGCCAGCTCGCCAACAGGCCACACGTCAATCAAGCCGCCTGCGCTTTTCCTGACCAGGTGGTTCACCGCCCCGCTCGATGCCCGCAACTTCTCAATGCCAGCATCCAGCAAGCGCTTTGCCAGCGGCTCGCTCTCGTCCAGCATCGGCTCGAACCAATGCCCGCGCGAGTCCTTGCCTGTGTAGATAGCCCGCCCGATCAGAGCCGGTTTTTCCTGCTTCTTTCCCGGCTCTTCAGGATCAAAGCCGTGATAGTAAGTGAGATTGACGTAATCGCCGGATTTCAGCCAGTCGGTCTGCTCATGAAACGCCTCGCCGTCCGCGTCACGCCCCTTCATATGCCCGCCATAAGGTAAGCCCAACACGCGCCAGCCCGGGTCCACGTACTCCGAGTCCGCCTTCATGCGCTTTTCAGCACCCATCTCGCGCCGCTCAACAATCTTTTCATGCACTTGTATTTTGATTGCTAATTTGTTATCCGACATTTTTCACCTCTTCCTCTAATGCCGCCCTGATCTTCTGCTGAATGCCCGGACCATACACATTCACCGCGCCCTTATCCGTAAGCCAACCGCTCCATTTGTGCCCGGTCGTTTGTGTTTCCCATCCTTGTACTAATTGCGCGTAACTGGCATTGTTGCCAACTACTGCCTGCCAACCCTGATTTTCAGACTTGACCGTCCATCTTGTACCTAACCGCTCACTCCCCATTCCACCGCGCTTATATGGCACTGAGATATCGCCGTGCTTCAGGTGGTAGAAGAACCCGCGTCTTACCCGTTCATCCGTTTTGATAAGCGGGTTGCTGTAATGCGCTTTTTGCGGATAGTGACGTAACTTGGCGGCAAGAAACTTCCCTTCCTGCTGAACAACTGCTCTAACGCGCCGCATCTGCTCCAGCGTGGTAAGCTTTCTTATCAGTTCGTCCGCGCCCTCAACTTCGATGGATAGGCTCATTGTTTTTCGTGCTCCCAGCCAATCATACAGCGGCACCGCGGATGTGCTGGGGGTCTATTCCCGCCCACAATCGGCTTGCCATTGCGTGGCGCGCATATCGGGCAAACTCTTTCGTCGTTGTTCGTCAGCCACACCTCGACCATGTGCAAGCCGCTCTCTTTTTCCAACTCGCGCATCACAGCCACTTCCCCTTCAACCGCTGCCCTGGTAGTCTCGGTTATAGCAATCATCTCCGCCCTGACAGGGGAGTACCAACGCTCCAGCGCCGCGCTCAAATCGCCTATCGTCCAATCCTGCTCGAAGAACTTTGGCACGGTCACGCTCACGCCTTCATAGGTTTTGTTAAATAATTCCTTCAGTATCGTTTCCCCTTGCGTGCGCGCCCAGTTAGACGCGGCCATGTTGATAGCCGCCCAATCCGTGCCAACACCAACGGAGTTCATCGCCGCTTCGGCTTGTTGTAAGAACACATCCATCAAAATCGGCTCAACGTCTTTCTGCAAGCCTCTCCAGCCGTTCTGCCAGTAGTCAGCGGGCACGCGGGATAAGTCAGGCGGATCTCCCAGGTAGTCAAGCAACTTCCCCATCTCTGAACGTAAGTCACGGGATAACACCCGCGCAAGTCTGCGTTCTATTTCCGCGCGGTTCGCTAAGTCCATCTTATGGATACCCCCGCCACTCAATAACCGAATCGAACACCCGTTTTACATCGCTCACAGTCTTCGCGTTCTCAAGCGCGCCGCTAATCGCCCCATGCAGACTTGGCTCAATAACGCTTGTTTCAAACTCGCGCAACTCTTTGCCTTCTTTGACCCGCTTCTCTGCCATGCGCTGCCAACGGCGCAACTCCTCAATGTCACTGGACTGTTCGTTGCGTTCGCTAATCTCTGCTTGATGCGAGGCGAGCAGCGCGGATTGCTCGTCGGTCAATTCGTAGCCTGCCAAGTCAAGTGCAAGCTCAATCGGCAAGCCTGCAGTAGTAAGTTTGTTCAATAATTCCGCTCTATCGCCCTCGTCTTCCTGGAATATGTCCATCTCGCTGAACCGGAATTCCAAGCGCAAGCCGTCACGCGCTAACAATTGCTCGTTCAACGCGTCCGCAAACAAGCGTGCTCTCGGTTTGATCGTGTCTTCGTAGAATGCGAGCCGGTCTTCCTGCGCCGTTGCGTAGTTAGCCGCCTCGCTGTCAAGCAAGGTCTGCTTGATGCCGAATGCCATTGCAATATTGTCTTTGGCAATGTCGTTCAGATCAGGGAAAGAAAGGTCTTTCAATGGCGGCGTCAAGGTGGTTGGCGTGATTGAGCCAGCCCTTACACCCAGCACGCGAAACGCGTTCTTGACCGCCGTTGCAGAGCGCTTGAACCAGTTCTGAATGCGCTCGATCTCATTGCGGTCATTGGAGTCAATCCCCAACAATGTGACCGGCATTGCCCCGCCCTCGAAATACATCTCAGGGAACTTGCTTATGGCATACAGCAGCTTAGCGTCTACCTTGCTTGCAATGCCAGCACCCACGCCCGGCAGCACATCTTGCGCTGGGTCGAACTCATTGATGTATAGCATTTCGTACTTGCCGGAAACGAGGTCATTCGTCCATTGCGAGCCGCTCGAACTCTGCTTGAAACTGAAAACGCCGTCTTTGTAATCCACCGTCATGTCGAATGGATTGCGGTACTTCACATCCTTGCGGTAGCCGCTCTTGTTCGTCACTATCTCACCGAATGCCGCGCCGGAAAGCAAACAGCTTGCCTCCCACTTCCACAGCAGCTCGCCTAACTTGGTCGGGTACGGCCAGTCAACCTCGTTCTCTTCACCCTTGTAGATATTCACGGGCACGCTCGAAAGCGCGTCACAGCGGAGTTGCACCGCCCGGAAGAAGATCGGCACGCGCTTGTAAAGCGTAGCAACGGAGTCAGGCACGCCGTCCGCTGTCAGGAGGTCTACCCAGCCGGGTACACTCGTTATTGTCTTCACACTATCAGTCAACTTGACCTCCCTTAATCCATCCAAAGTATTACTCCCCCGCTGTTTACCCCGCTCCACGCAATAGCCAGGCTCATCACACAGTCGTCATGCATCCCATCAGGAGCGCTGTAACTGAAACTTCCGCTCGCATTTCGCTTCGCTTCAAATGACAGCAGCTCGCCAACCAGAACAGGGTCGTTGATTATCTTGACTTGCGCAGACTCGAATGCCGCCTGGAGTTGCTGAATGATCGCCTGCTTTGTCGCGCTGGTGGTTGTAAACGGCACGATATTGAGTCCGCGCGTCACCAGTTCGTCAATCACCGGCCGTCCGATTGAGTTGCTCTCCACGACCATCGAAATCAGGTGATAGCGGTGGTAGACGCTCTCAAGTCTGTTTATCAGGACGGGATAATCCACCCGATTGAAGCGGTCCATATAGACCATCTCTTTTGACTCCGCATCCATAACTGTGACGACCGTATAATCCACGCTTGCCGCCACATCAACGCCGGCCACATATTGCCTACCTGGTTGCGGTTCTTGCGGAGTAAGGATCGCGGCTTCTTGCACCCTACGAAACACTCCGCCCTGGTCATCCACGAACTCCGCAAGGTATTCCTGGCGGTAGATAATCTCAGGCAAGTCACGCCGTGCCGCTTCAACTTCGCTTGCCGCAATGTAAGGATTGTTGACGGTCGGGAATGTCCAAGACTGCCAACCCGTCTCTCCCATCATCCCGCGCTGATATAATTCCCAGAAAAAGTTACGCCCTTTTGGAGTAGAAATGAATAACGCCCTGCCAAGCCGGTCTGATAGCGAAGGTCTGATTGCCTCCGTCCACGCCTCTTTCTGCATGAATGCGCATTCGTCCATTACTACAAAGTCCAACCCTTCACCGCGTAAGCTGTCAGGATTATCTGCGGATCTGATTGCCACAAGCCCGCCGCCAGGCAATATAACCATTCGGTCTGCAAGGCGGATCTCCGCATTCGGTATCTTGCGCACAATTTGCCGCAAAGGTCTCCAGCCAACCTCACTGGTCTTGTACGAAGGCGACACCCACCAGGCGCGCCCGCCTTTACTTGCCGCGTCCAGGCATTCATTGACACCCAGCCGCGTCTTGCCCCAGCGCCTTCCTGCTGATAGCACCTTGAAACGCGCATCGCTGTTATGAACTTCGAGCTGCCCTGCGTGAGGTTGCGCATCAATCGTTATTCTCTGCATCCCACTTCACGATCACC